TTCTTATGATCTACGTGCTTACCATCGCCTTTCTTTACTAGACCTTCACGCATAAGCATACGTCGTGCTTTGTTACGTGCTACCCGTTTAGCAATATTCTTTGGCTTACTTTTTGTTACACGATTCTCTCTTTTGTAATCTCTTTTCTTAGTTGACATTATTCTCTCCCGATAATTTTATTATGCACATCTTTTATGATAGTGCTGCCAGTGTCAGTGAGTAAACCGGGAAAAATAGAATGGATAACAAGACATACTGTAGCACGTAGTAATGCTAATGCTATACTGTTAGCAAATTTAAAGTGCTGCCAGTATGTCATTTTATTTTCTTTTAAGTGTTTATTAGTTTGCCCAAACATCAGACCAGTTCCCTGATAGTGCACCTTTAGCATAATCTGTAGCACGATTCTCAAAGAAGTTAGTGTGCGTAGGTGCGTTGATCATTGTCTCTACCCAAGGCAGAGGATTGTTCTTTACTTTGTAAATGCCTTTCATGCCCATAGAAATAAGACGACGATCAGCAATGTACCGAATATATTCTTTAACTTCGTAGTCGCGTAGTCCTTCTACTTTACCCATCTGAAAAGCTAGATCAACAAACTTATCTTCCAAGTCTACCATAGCTGTAGCAGTAGAATAAATCTCAGACTTTGTTTTGTCGTTCCATACATCACGATTTTCTTCTACATATGTACGGAACAGCTTGATCATGCCTTCAGCATGTTGCGTCTCGTCTACAATAGACCATGTGACGATCTGCCCCATACCCTTCATTTTACCATGACGTGGGAAGTTTAGCAACATAATGAAGGAAGAGAACAGTGCAAGACCCTCAGTAAAGGCAGAGATAGCTGCAATCTTCAGCGGGATTGGAGCATCACCAGATACCTTATCTAGGAAAAAGTCGTGCTTGTCTTTCATTGCTTCATACTCTAGAAACTCATTGTATGTAGTCTCCGGCATACCTAGAGACTCAATGAGGTGAGAATAAGCAGCAACGTGAAGTGCCTCACGTGCAGCGAAGCTGGTCAGCATCATACGTACTTCAGGCTGTGGAAAGTGTGGTAAATAGTTATCTACATAACCACCAGCTACATCAATGTCTGACTGTGTGAAGAAGCGAAAGATGTTGGTAAGAAAGTACTTCTCTTCTGTAGTTAGATTACTTTTCCAGTCCTTTACATCTTCCAGCATAGGAACTTCTGTATGCAGCCAGTGTGACTGTTCATGCTTCAGCCATGCATCATATGCCCACGGATAGTGGAAAGGCTTGAAGTAGTTCCGTTGATCTTGAAGTTTTAAGCTGCTCATTAATTACCACCCCGGTACTTTAGGTAAGTTATCTGGAATTATTAATTTATTTATAGGCTTGTTGTAACAATCTGCTCTTACTGTGTAATTGTTATCTGGATCAACCTCACCCTTCTTTAAAAACTTACATGTTTTCTTGTATACATCAGGACTATCATATCCCAAAATCCACCCAACACTCTGATCTTGCAAAACTCTACAGAAAACATAGTAATCACAAGATTGTTTTATATTGAATTTAGCAATAGATACTTCGTAATAGTCTCTAGGTTTAACTGTAGTTTTCTTTGTCTTTACTTCTAGCAAGATACCGTTTGGTGACTTTAAGTCATGTTGATATGAATTATCTAGATTACAGTCAAAATAATTTGCAACCATTATTTCTCCAAGAAACCCTATAACATTTCCACTTCCTCTTGTAATTGAATTTTTTAGTATACCTAGTTCTTTTCCTTTTTCGTTAGCAAGATAACGCATTTCATCTGTAATAACAACTTTAATCATAATTAACCCTCACAAGCTAGACATTCTTCACCAGAGGCTAGTGCCTCCATATCAATCTCTTGAATGATCTGCCTCTCAATCTTACGAGAGACACGATCAGCTTTACCGATCTTCTCTGATCGACAGTAGTACATCGTCTTTAGTCCCTTCTTCCAAGCTAGAAAGTGAATAGCATGAAGGTAACTAATATCAGCATCAGGACGAAAGAAAACATTCAGTGACTGTGCTTGGTCGATATACTGCTGCCTATCGGCTGCATGTTCGATGACCCATCGCTGATCAATCTCCATAGATGTTTTATATAGTTCTTTTTCATAGTCGTCAAGACATTTAAGATGCTGTACTGATCCATCATTAGCAATGATAGAAGACCAAATCTTTTCGTAGTTTAGCTTATCATCGTCACAACATTTCAGAAAGATAAGCTTATCTAAAAACTTATTCTTGTTTAAAAATGCACCACTAATTGTATCTTGGCGGTAGGCATTTGCTCGCCAAGGCTCAATGGAAGGGGAGGTATTTCCCATAATAATTGAACTTGAAGCATTGGGTGCAATTGCCATGACGTGACTACAACGTAGTCCGGTTCCTGCGGCATCTGGTGCTTCGCCTCTAGCTTCTCCCAATGCTCTATTGGCTTTGTCAAGTTCTGTTCGTATGTGTTTGAATACGCGCATATTGAGAGATTTAGCCATTGGAGATTCATAGGGTATTCCCTGCTTTTGTAGCATGGCATGGAATCCCAAGGCACCAACACCGACTGATCGTTCACGTTGTGCTGAAAACTTAGCGCGGCTGATGGAGTCAGGAGCATTATTAATAAATAGCTGTAGAACATTATCCAGCATTTCCAAAACATCTGGAAGAAACTGTTTGTCTTTAGACCATTCATCGAAATACTCTAGATTAACAGAAGACAGACAGCAAACTGCTGTACGTTCTGCTGATGTAGGAAGAATAATCTCTGAGCATAGATTTGACTGATGTACTTTCAACCCTTGTTGTTTTAACCATGATGGTAGCTGTTCATTGGAACGATCAATGAAGTGAAGATAAGGTTCACCAGTCTGCATACGCATCTCTAGGATACGTTGCCACATCTCTTTAGCAGACACAACATCACACACCTTCTTAGTGTGTGGATCACGCAGTTCCCATGTATCGTCAGCATTAGGATCAACCATGCAATTTTCTAAGACCTGCATAAACTTGTCACTAATGTTAATACCGTGGTGCATATTCAAGCAACGGAAGTTCTGGTCCCCAGTAGGCTTACGCATCTCAAGGAATAGAACAATATCGGGATGGTCAATATCAAGATACGCAGCATAAGAACCACGACGTGTCTTGCCCTGACGATAGGCAAGAGAAGAAGCATCGTACATCTTGAGGTGAGGCATAACACCAGTAGACTTATCATCTGATGACCGTATGCCAAAGCCAATACCTACACCACCGCCAAGCATGGACAACCAGTTAGTCTCTGACAGATTATCAACAAGACCTTCTGCACTATCATGGATATAGTTTAGGTAGCAAGAGATAGGCAAGCCACGTGACGACCTGCCATAGGATAGGATAGGAGTAGAATAAGAAAGCCAGTGCTTAGACGAATAGTCGTATAGCCGCTGTGCATGTTCCTGATTAGAAGAAAAGCATTTAGATACATAGGCGAACCTCTCCTGTGGAGAAAGTTCATGGTCCATCATGTAGCTTTCCTTTAGCCTTGCAATACCTAACTTATCAAATAAACTGTCTCTTTCTGGGTCGATGTTGATGTTGTAGTTAGGTGCTTGCATATTCTATTCTCCCGGTGTTTGGTTGTCGTGGACATGAAGCATAATGATAGCATAGTGTATGATCTTCAGCAAGTCCTTACGGTTCTTTCCTTCCTTTTTACCGTAACGCTTCCAGTATTTCTGGATGTTACCCATGCAAAAACCTTCTGCATATCCGGCATCCACAATCGTATCGGTAGCCTGATACTTACTCTGAGCATAGTGCTGATTGTAGGTGCTTAGAATATACTTTTGAACTTCGATAAGATACTTATCTTCATCGAACTTGTAGTCTTTGAGTGTGGGTATTTCTTTCATGTATTCAAGAACCTGCTTGTCCATGTTGAAGTTGTCCATCCATCTGTTAGGTTTCTTAGTCATAGCTTAACACCGTGTTGATCCTCTTCCTTATATACTTAACTTCCTTGCTACGCAAGACCTTAAATGCAAAGCTTCGCATATCCACAGGTGAGATACCTGCAAGATCACATACGTCTACAAAGTCTTGAGATGTTACGCCTACTGAAGCGAAGAACCATGCTTGCGCTGAACGTCTTGCCAGCTTCTCTTCTTCAGGTTCGCTTAGTGTTTCCGGCTTTGTTGCGTCTAGTAGTGCCTGTAGTATTACGCTTAGAAACAGAACCTTTTCTGGACTTGTTTCTTGGTTTTGTCCCAGAAGATACTCTACGTTTAGAAGAAACTTCTCCCCGTCTACTTGATTTTCGTCCTTCATTTGTCCACTCTTCTATAACCTGATGATCAGAGTTTTTACAGAAGAGGAAGTTATTCTTGATACACCAATCTGCATAGGTTGACTTACCTCCTTTATTTAATTTGTTATTGGGATTGTCGAAGACAAACCGAATATCCAGTTCGGGATAAGTTTCTCTAATGAAGAGGTGTTTCTTTCTGTCTTCTAGTTTAAACCTTCCTTTAACTTCCAGTATGATACCATTTGGTAGAATAAAATCTGGAAGATACTTTTTATATTCTAGCCAAGTATAATTTATGTAGTGAGGTTCGAAAGAGTAAGCAACTCTAAGACTGTCAAGTAACTCACCTGTCTTCTTCTCTGAACCTGATCTGTATCTATTTGCCATTAGTTATTTCAGGTACGTTAGGAACTTTCGCCACTTTGACAAGATGCTTTGGCCCATTGCTATATTTAAAAGTACGAATACCAACGCCATCATTAGCATCAGACCAACAAGTAAACTTATAATCACAAAAGGCACAGCCAATGTGTAGCTTATGATTACCTGAAGAACCATCAGGAACTGAATCATAACATTTCTCAGGGGGTGTGTCTTTTTCCAAGAAGCTTCTAATTTCATCTATTCTGTTCCCTGAATTGATTAGGTCCATGTCGTCAATAGGGCAGTAGCATATCTCACCTGATGACTTGTCGATAGCGACGAAGCCTACGTTCGGATTGTTGTCCGCATCAGAGTAAGCAGATATTTGTGCAATGTATCCGAAAGGATCGTCATTAAGAATAGTACCTTCTTTAAACTTCTTAAAGCTGTAGGGAGAAGCTGATTTAAAATCAACTAGCACACCATCAATCGTAGCATCCTTGTGACCACGCACACCATTAGAAGTTAGTTCAGCTTGTTCCTCTACAATGTCATGCCCAGCTACCTTAGTGAATAGGATCAATAGCTGTTCAAGAATATCACCATATAAAAACTTAATGAGAGTTGGAGCAGAGAGTTGCTGCTTCTCTGCCCCATTCATCTCATACCAAATCTTTCTATCCTTATGACCAATAAGAGATAGACGCAAAGATGGTTCTCTAGGCTTACGAACCTCAGAGATAGCGGAGGCAACAGAACTGGCTACTGCTTCAGCAAAAGCGTCGAGGTGCTTCTTATCTATTTTTATTTCCTCGTCATTGGTGAAGAGACTATAGATGTCTTCTACCAATGTGTCGATTGACTTAGCCATGTTCTGTTGCCTCTCGTGTTAGCTACTACGCAGCTTTTGACTGTACTGACGGGCCGGATAGTAGCTTGTACCGCGTATAAGACCCTTCGGGAGACATAGCCTTAATTGCGGTAATTACGTAACCCTTTTTGCGAAGGCGTGAGATAGTTGCTGTAAGGTTCTCACACCATCCACGTTCGATTGCAGTCTTACGAGTAACTCGCATACCGCGACGAAGGGCTGATAGTACACGTGCTTCATT